GTATGTAACCAAAAAAATGTATGAAATAGACGGAAAGAAGGGAAATGAATATTATGAACTAGGACAACAAAAACCGTTCGCGTGTATGAGCCGTAAACCGGGTCTAGGAGATAACTATTACCAAGAGCACAAAGCAAAGATTTGGAAACAAGGCTACATCCAGTGTACAAACGGAAAACGCGCACAAATACCACGCTATTATGAAAAAATGATGGAAGCTGAAAACCCACAAAGATTATGGAAAATTAAACAGAACAGACAAGCAGCAGCAATAGAAGCAAACCGTAAAAAATACGAAAACACAGACTTTGCAGAACAATGCAAAACGAAAGAAAGAGTAATCAAAAAGCAGATGAAGAAGAGAGGGACACTTTAAAAGTGTCATGGTGTCACTTAGCCCAGTACCTATCAAGTAAGGTACTGGGCTAATTTTATTAAAAGCTCCATGTATCGCTTTATCCAGTCTATCAAATAGCTATACCTTATCGCGCGTGCACACGCGCACGAAACGCGCACGCGTGCACGCGCGGCCTTTTCGGCGCTATAGTTCGCAAGCTCACAAGCGCCGTATATTATATAACTTGTTGTAGTCGTAGTAGTAGGGAGTGTGGAAAAGTTGAAAACGGTAAAAATTATTCATTATAACGTTATTTTTAATAAAAATTACTAGTTGAAAGATTTATTGAAAAAATGTTGAAATGTTGAAAGTTAGTCAAAATGACGAAAAACATTATGCAAAATTTTGTGGAAAATATGTTGAAATGTTGAAACTGTTGAAAACGCGCACGCGCGCAAGGAATGGATTTAGCCGAATTCCGCTGCGCTCCATACGGCAAGGCGCTAAAGCGCCATTCAAACCAAAGGAAAGGTAAAGCTTGACAAGGCCAAAAAGGGATAGTATAATCAAAACAGCATAAGACAAAAAGGAGGAAACAGAATGATTACAAGTTACATCGTAGACACAGACGGAAACGAAAAACTTGCAAGACACTTTAAGGTAAAAGAATTTGCTTGCAAAGACGGAAGTCCAATTGTATTCATTGATAACCATCTGTACACCATTCTAGACATCCTAAGACACGAGCTGGGAAAACCAGTCATCATCACCAGCGGATACAGAACGCCAGAGTGGAACGCAAAATGCGGAGGGGCAAAATACAGCTACCATATGCGCGGTATGGCTGCAGACATCCGAGTCAATGGCATGAGCACAAAAGCGCTTGCAAACAAACTAAATGAAATCGTACCGGATGAATGCGGAATTATCGTATACAATGGCTGGGTGCACTTTGATGTGCGCAAAAGCAAATACAGAAAGGGGGTTTAAAAATGGCACTGGTAAGCTTGAAAGACATTAAACAGGCAATTGCAGTAATGCGGGAAATTCTCGAAAAGCTGGATGAAATCTACCACGCTCTGCACGACAAGCGCTAAGAAAGGAGAACAGCAATGATAAAATCATGGAATGCACGAGACCAGACCAAAGAAGCTCTTGAAGAGCTTTTAAGACGCAAATACAAGGAGATAGACAGCAACTTCAAAATGCTGAAAAAAATCTCAAACTTCAACGATGCAAAGAAGCTACTAGAAGAAATCTGGCAGATGAAGAGCTTTACAAATGCAATTGAATTGGAACTAATCAGAAGGGAGTACAGCGATGGCACAACATCGTAAAAAGATGAACGGCGCAAAAGACCGCCGTATATTCAACGTAACCGCACGCAAAACTAAAACTATCAACCTCAGCCAGAAGCCAATGCGCGGAGGAATCCGGCTGTAAGAGAAAGGAAAAAAACAATGGGACACAACTACTACGGAATCTGGGACAGTGTGGCAAAGTGCTACGCATGGGTCGGCGAGAGCAAGAACGATGCCACCTTTGCACGTATGTGCAACGTAATGGCAAAAGACGAAAAGACCTTCATCGGGCAGAGCCCGCAGGACTACACCGGCTTTAAGCTGGCAGTCTTTGAAGATGAACTGGGCACGTTCACGAACGACACAGAAAAGGTGTGGGAGGGCAAGCCGAATGAATAAACGATACGAGGAAGGGCGAAAGCCCTTCTTTTCGAATCCGGGCGAAAAAGAAAAGAAGCAATACGTCTGGGCAAAAAACGAAAACGGGGAAGAGTATCTACAGGAAACCGAAAGCATCGACATCCAAGCAGAAATCGAAAGCTATGCGGACGAATGCGATATCAAGAACATAGTACGCAAAGCAAGCTTTGACCCGCAGTTTCTGAAAAGCCTGTCACAAGGCGCACTAACCACAGAAGAAACGCCTGTAACCGATATCACGGAATTTCCGCAGAATATCCACGAATATCACCAGATGATAGCAACGGCACAAGCAAAAGCTATGGAGCTGGCAAAGCTGCAGGAGCTGGCAAAAGCAGAGCCTAAACCAAAAACCGAAGTAAAGGAGGAAAAGCCGGAATGAACAGAAACAACGAAAGACATTTCCTGAACGTACCGCAAATGCACACCAGCAGAACGCGCTTTAACCGTGACCAGACGATTTTAACGACGTTCGACAGCGGCAAACTTATCCCATTTTTCGTGGATGAAGTATTGCCAGGCGACACTTTCCAAGTGGACACAAGTGCGATTATCCGAATGACCACGCCAAAATACCCGGTCATGGACGATGCTTTCATTGACTTCTACTATTTCTACTGTCCGAACAGAATTCTATGGAAAAACTTTAAAGCTTTTATGGGAGAAGCAGACCAGGTACCATGGACACCCACAAGAGAATACGCAGTTCCATCTATCAGAATTCCAGGGACAGAAAACAAACCAGCACCCTTGGAGAATTCAATTCTCGACTATATGGGGATACCGACAAAAATTAAAGGAGAGTTTAGCGTAAACGCGTTACCGGTAAGGGCATATGTTCGAATCTGGAACGAGTATTTCAAGGACGAAAACGTTGATCTCTGGGCGCAATGGAAAGATGATGATGGGAATCAGACATACACCGATTACGGAGACAATTCAACATTAAGCACAGCGACGTACTGGGCTCTATCGGGTGGAAGATGCCTACCGGTAAACAAGTTCCACGACTACTTCACAAGCTGCTTACCGTATCCTCAGAGAGGGCCCGAAGTAACAATGCCTTTGAGCGGTAACGCACCGGTTGGAATGTATAAAAACACAGCGCTAACACAGTTTGGAACGGTAGGTGGACACACGGAAATCTATTTGAACCAGACGCTAAGCGGAAGCGCACTTGCACCAAATATCAGTAACAGCCAAAACGAATACTACAAAGGATTTGGGCTAGTAGCAGGCAGTTCAGACCCGACAGATCAAGTAGACGACACGGCCTATTTAGGTGCAGACCTTAGCAGAGTAACAGCGGCAACAATCAACGACTTAAGAAAGGCAGTTGCAGTACAGCAGTACTACGAAGCACTGGCACGTGGTGGCAGCAGATACCGTGAACAGGTACAGGCACTGTGGAACGTCACAATCAGCGACAAAACGGCACAAATCCCCGAATATTTGGGCGGTGGACGCTATCACGTCAACATGAATCAGATTATTCAGACGAGCAGTCAGCAGAGCGCAACAGATACGCCCATCGGCGAAACAGGCGCAGTGTCAGTAACACCGGTAAACGAAAGCAGCTTTACAAAGAGCTTTGAAGAGCATGGTTTCGTCATCGGTGTGATGTGTGTACGCCATAACAGAAGCTATCAGCAGGGGCTGGAACGTTTCTGGAGCAGAAGAGACAGACTCGACTACTATGTACCGCAGTTTGCAAACCTTGGCGAGCAGCCGGTAAAGAAAAAGGAAATCATGCTGACCGCAACAGACGAAGACGATGAAACATTTGGATATCAGGAAGCATGGGCAGACTACCGAATGAAACCTAACCGTGTGAGCGGTCTTATGAGAAGTAACGCAACCGGAACGCTGGACTTCTGGCACTATGCAGACAACTACGAAAAGGTACCAACACTGTCGATGGACTGGATGAAGGAAGGAAAAGCCGAAATTGCAAGAACACTCATAGAACAAAACGAACCGCAGTTCTTTGGAGCAATCCGTATAGCAAACAAGACCACACGCTGTATGCCGTTGTATAGCGTGCCAGGGCTGGAAAAACTGTAAGAAAGGAGGAAGCCCGGGCAAAACCCGGGCTATTTTTAAATGGCAGGCTTATCAACACTCTTAACCGCACTTAACATAGCAGGAAACGTTGCGAACACAGTAGGAACATTCGCAAATGCTGGAAAACAAATCGCAGGAGCGTTTGGAGGATGGGGGCAAACAGGCAACAGCCAAAGCAGCGGAGGAAGCACACAGCAAGGCGGTGGACACTCTGAAAGCGGAAGCCAAGCAGGCACAAACGTACAACAAGTTGATGACTGGCTTAAACAGGCATATGCATACCAAGGACAAGAAAGCGCCATGCAGGGCAAATACAACAGCCAAAGTATGTTAAAACAGATGGGATACAACACCTTACAAGCAATTATGCAGGGCGTATATAATCACATCGAAAATAACGTAGCCATGAACTACAACAGTGCAGAAGCACTAGCAAACAGAGAATGGCAAGAACATATGTCAAACACGGCATATCAGAGAGCCGTAGAGGACATGAAAAAAGCAGGACTTAACCCAATACTTGCCTTTGCAAACGGAGGAGCAAGCACACCAGGAGGAAGTGCAGGGACAATCAGCGGAGCAAGTATGGGGCTGGCAAGCAGCAGCGCACTTGGAGTGAGTAGAAGCGGAGGATTTGTGCCAAACGCATACGAAAGTTCTAGCTGGTCACAAAGTGACTGGTTTAATGCTGCGCAAAGCTGGCAGCAAATGCTCAGTACAACGCAAATGACACCTTACGGACTACAGAAAACCTTAACCGAAATCGGAAACGACACCGGAAAAGCAATCCAAAAGAGCGTAAACACCAATGCAAACAAAGGAAAAATCCAAGGAAGCACACACGGAAACAGAAAAACCGAAATGAGACAAGACAAAACGGGAAGTTACGGAGAAAAGAGAAAGCCAGGTGATTACTTAAAATGAGTTGTTACAAGCCATTAATAAGGCTGTACAACCCGAACGATAAAGACATTAGCGGGCGGGTGTATTCACTCGCCCGTTTTTCGGAATTATCGGGAAAACAGCTAAAATATGAAGATTTGATGTACAGAAAAGATATAATGTTGATACCTTGCGGGCAATGCATCGGATGCAGAATCAGACAACGCGAGGACTGGACAACACGCATAGAGCTGGAAGCTAGAGATTATCCGAAAGAACAAGTATGGTTTATTACACTAACCTATAATGACGACCATGTACCGGGTATAATAGTCAAAACAGGGGAAATAATGCGAAAAGTGCAATACGTCTGGAAGCCGTGTGAGAAGCGTCCTGAAAGCGTCCAAACGTTGCTGTATACTGACGTTCAAAAATTCTTAAAACGTCTCAGGAAGGCTAACAGGGGCAAACTACGCTATTTTGTAGCGGGAGAATACGGAGAACAGACAGCAAGACCGCATTACCACATGATACTATATGGATGGAGACCAACAGACCTAGAGCATCTATACAAGATGCACCACAACGGATACTATACCAGTAAATGGCTAGAAAATCTATGGGGCATGGGTCAAATACAGATAGCACAAGCAGTGCCAGAAACATATAGATACGTTGCAGGGTATGTAACCAAAAAAATGTATGAAATAGACGGAAAGAAGGGAAATGAATATTAT